CAATTTGAAAACCATCGTTACGACAACTTCTTCGGACATTGTTTCCCCCATCGGTGGTCATCCATGAGCGCGCATAGCTTTCCGCTCGATCACGCTGACGCGCTCGACCATGGCGAAAAGCTTTTCAAACAAGAGGTTCTGGAGATCGCGGCTCTGGTCGGCGAGGCCTTCCGTCTTGTGCAGCCACTCCTCATAGAGCGTGCTAGCGGTAAAGCGGTGGCCCATGTCCAAGGTGCGCTTGGCAATCAGAATACGATTGCTGCGCACGGTGCCGAAGATGCTTTCACCGAGGCCGTCAACGACGATAAAGTCTTGCCACTGAATATCAACGCCTAGGCGCCGCACCAGGGCCATCGCCTGCTCAACCACTTCTTCCTCAAAGGGATCGATATCGACCGGCTCATAGGTCCATCGCACGTCAGCGTGCTTTTCCCAGAGCTTGATGGCGCGTTGGTTGGCGTGGACATTCCCGCGCAGACGGAAAGCTGCAGCCATGAAAGCTGGAGACGGTTTCTTGTAGACGCCGCTATAGTCAAAACCGTTCTCGAAAGTTCCTTCCGGCGCCATGATGACGGATTCAATAAGGTCCTCATCGTCGCACTCGGCAATGGCGCGCTCAGCATAGATTTCAAGCATGTGAGGAACCTTGATGGTCCGGTCCTCGGTTAGCTCAACGTGCTCTTTCACATTGTAGGTGAACAGGGCCGGGCGGCTGTGCTTGTGCGCTCGCACACCACGATAGAAGGCGTGCAGATTGCTACCGCTATGGATCTCACAATCCTCGCCGGTAAACGTCGGGCTCGACGCGAGGAAGATTTCGTGCCGGTTGCGGTGACATTGCTCAATAGCCTCGCCGGTCACAGCAAAGACGGTGCCGTATTCCACTTCCGGGGCGAAGTCGTTGATGCTGCCTTGCTCGTCCATGCAGTTACAGGCCAACTCGCGGTAGGCCTGCCACGGCTCCCAGTTGCGGCCCAGCTTCGTTGTGAATCCGAGCTTTTCATCCCCCATTCTGATGCGCTCGAAAGTCTCGCCGCGCACGGTCTCTTCATCGACCGTAAAGGGGACGACCTCGCCACTGCGGATCAATGTGACTTCGTGGCCCGTGCGCAGTAGCGTGGCAATTGAGAACTTGAGACCTGTGCCGAAATAGCCGATTGGACTGTTGCCGGTCTTCACCGACACGCCCATGAGGGCAATCGCGTTCAGGTCAATCGGGTCGGCGTTGCAGAAGTAAATAGTCAATTTAACCCCCTATAACAACTGTCTCAGCGTGACTGAGCATAGGGCGACCACTTGCGGATCGGCCTGGTTGCTGTGTTCTGTGGATCTGATTTGCGGAATCCGGCAGAGCGAAGCTTGGGCTTGCTCGTCTTGATGCCGCGATATTTGTCTTGGATACGCTTCGTCTTGGCGATGGTGCGCGCGTCAAGCTTGCCTGTTTTGTCCTTGTGGCAGGCGACGCAGATAACGGCGCAGTTCTCCAATGTCGGATCGCCTCCGAGCGCGTCGGCGATCACGTGGTCATAGTGAAACTTGCCGACCGTGAGGCGAGCCTGACACCATGGCACTTCACACTTGCCATTGGCGCGCATGAAGGCGTCGCGCTTAACCCGCTTTGAGAATTCGCGCCTCATGCTGCCTCCGCGTGAACCATGTCCCTCACGGGAACGCCAATCATTCCGGCGATGACTTCCATGATGGCGGTTTTGCTCGCCTGGAATTCGTCCTTGTTCATCGCGCGGCGGGACTGGCTCTTGGCCGTGCGGCGGACAACGAGCGGCCCGCGAACGATCACAAGCGAGAAATCATCGATAGCCCGGAATGCGCTCGCCACGCGAAGCGCTGCGGCGTTGCTGCCGGCGTCGGTAATGGACTCGTCATAGTATCCAGCGTCGATCAAGGCGCGCTTGCGAAGGTGCTCCGTCGTCGGGTACAGGTCGGCCAAGCCCTCGGGAAGGCTCATCCAGGCATCGCGCAACCAAGCGAACTCGTGCTTGTGCGTCGCATCAGAGCGCTGGTGGACAGGCTCCATGATGTAGCGCTCGCCAACCGCGTAGAACGCATCGGCCCGCTTTGGATTGAGAGGCTTCATCACGCCTTCGTCAGTCCATTCAAATGCAAGGGGAGGAGCGGTGTCGGTCATGCTGCCTCCGCAGATGCTTTGAGGTCGGGAAGTAGCGTGCTGCCGTTGTACTGACGAACGGCCGCTACAGTCTCAGCCAACTCTTCGTTGAATGCCTTCACGGCGCCGGCAAGCGTGGCGATATATCCGTCATCGCGGGGAACACGAACGATCAGCAGCGGCAGGCGCGGGCAATATGATACGAAGTCCCAGAACTTCCGCTCAGTCACCCACATGTTGCCCTGCACTTGGGCTTTGTGCTCGGACGGCAGTTCGCCCTTAAGCAAGCGCTCAACCTGGATGTGAGGAAGCGCCGTCTTGATCTCTAAGCCGCCATCTTCGCCGATCAGGCTATCGGGACTGCATCCCTTGTCGCCGTTGACGATGAAGCCTACTTGAAGCGTGTCCACGTCCCTCATCAGTTCGTAGGCTGAGCGGGCTTCGGCTTCCATCTCCCGACCACGCTCCATGTGAACGTTGGTGTAGGACTCCATCGGCTCGCCAGTGAGAATTTCCCCCGCCAGCTTGAGCATGTAGGTTCGGCGCGTCACGCTCTTGCCGCCGTCCTTGCCCTTGGCCATGACGGTTGAAAATTCGCTGGCGGTCGGAATGCCGACGCGAGCAGCAAACCATTCCGGGCTTCCTTGTTCGCAAGTGATGATACGAGGTGCCATGATTACCCCCGCGCCTTGGCGTTGAGCATGTTGACGGCTTCCTGATAGCGCTTGGTCGGAAGCTCGCTCAGGCTCTCGATCTTGAAGAAGCGCAGGAACTTCGCCTTGTCGGCGCTGACGCTCTCGATCAGGGCTTGCAGGTCGCCAGCCTGTTCCTGGGAAATGGCAGAGCCGTTGCTGACCGTGTTGCCGTCCCGGTCGTCGCCGATCGCGATATTGAAAATCATCTTGAGCAAGTAGCGCTGGCCGTAGGTCATTGCCGCGCCGGCCGCGTGGGTCTTGGTCATCACGTCACCGCCCTTGGCTCCCTTGCCATCGGCTGGCATATCGACATGATATTTGCGGGTGAACTTGCCTCGGGTGACGTAGCAGACGACGCGAATGTGATCGGTCGGCGCACCATCCTCAGTGTTGAAAGACAGGCCAAAGCCTTCGGTCGAGTAGATCGGCCGAATAGCCTTATCCAAGGCGAAATAGGAGGCGTAGCGGCTGCGGGTCTGCGGGTTGTTGGCGTCGGCCGCTACCGCGCGCATACTGCCTTGCACGGTCGCCATGGCCTCATTAAACGCCTCTTCGGCGGCCTCAAGCTGGATCTCCTTGCGCATCTGCCACGCGCGCTCCAACCGCTCCATCGGGACGGTAGGGTCACGCGCAATGCGCTCCAGCATGTTGATAACGGCAGTCGTCTCCGACTGCATGGGGACGACAGACGTGGGGCCTTGCGGCTCGATCTTCTCGACGGCGTTCATCACACAGGCTCCTTCACAGTGGGATCGACAACGAGGCCAGCATGGCGTCGCGCGTTGTAGACCTTCAGCCAAAGATCGTTGGACCCATCGCGCCAAGCGTTGTTGATCCACTGGTTCTGATCGTTGTTGCGCGCCAACTCGCCGAACCGGATAGCTGAGGACATCAGCGCCGTGTCGAGCATGTCCAATTCCTTGGACGTGAATTCGATGGTATGAGTGGTCATGCGCGCGCCAGAAGTTTGGAGATGACAGCGAGGTCGTCGGCGTAGGGGGCCAGCGGGTTTTCCGCCATGATCTGACCGACCGTGAACTGAGTGAGGATGGCGTCGGTCTCCTCAGAGACTTCGCCGACTGCGATGATCTCGCTCATGGCGATCTCATAGAGGCGGGTGGCTTCCGCAGTCGTCTCGCGCATTTCCTGCGAAGCGGCCTGCTGAATGCGGGCCCAGCGCGGAGAGCCGCGATAAGCAGCCGCAACCGCCATGCGCTCGTTGTAGACCTTGAGCTGCGGCTCGGTGACTTCCTTGAACCACTTTCCAAGGGCTTCTTCGTCGGTCATCTTTTCCCCCTTCGTTTGGTCGGCTGCTGGAGTGGTGGAGGTCAGGCGGCTTACCAAGAAGCCGCTTCAGCAAGCGTGTTGCAGCGGGTGAGGCCGTTGTGCGGGACGAAGCGATAGATGCGCTTGGTCGAAGCCTGCACGAGAACGTAGAGGTCAGGCATGTAGTCGCCCGGCGTCGCAACCTTGCCGATCACCTCAAGGCCGGAAACGAAACCCACCTTGACGATCTGTCCGACTTCCCACTTTTGCTTGCTGGCCATCTGATTTGCTCCCCGATCTGATTTCTCTGTCTTACACTAGATGAAAACAGACTTCAACAACTATTTTCATCTAGTGCAAGG